TTAACATAATATACATAATGCGCACTTAGCTTGCTCTAAAATAGTTAAAGCAAAAGCCCCGCAAGCCATTGAAATGCTTGATAATCCTAGCCCGTTAAACTTTTTTCCTATGCTGTGCCATAACGTCTGTGCTTCGTAAGTTTTTGCCTTATCCATGGCTAAACCTACTAATGCCTTTTCTTTATCTTCACCGATAGCCTCTGCAATCATAAGTATCTGTTTTTCATTCAGATAGCTTCTTCCTTTTCTCACATCAGTGAGCATTTGAGGGCTTATTCCTAAATCATGTGCTATTTGCTTGTATTGCACATATCTCATCTGCTCTTTATAGGCATCTAGCAGTTGGTTTGTATACATTTTTGCACTTCCTTAAATCACGTTATTACATTGATTCTAGATCATTTGTACGAAAGTTATCGTATTTACACTATGACAAATTTCATATTTACTATATGAAAAATCTCATACTGACACCCCAAGAGACTTAACAATGGCCTTTGAACTTAATAGACCTCAAAAACGTCCAGTTTACTTCGAGCATCACTCAGACGGCTTTTGGTGTTCTATTGATGGTCAACCTGAGTACTTCAAAACCAAACAAGAGATGTACATGTTTGCGTGTGGTGAGTGTCGAGAATTGATTCAAATCACGGATGAAAATGAGCGCGAACTTCGTGAGTCTGGCGCTTTTGATGCGGATTACTGCGATGAATAAAACCATTATCGACTTCGTTAGTTTTTCAGGCTCTCCTGAGTTACTTGAGCGTTGCAAAGAAATGGCTAAGCAGCGTTTTGCTATCTCTCAGATTAACGAGTTCCAATCACAAAACGTTGTGGCTATTGCTCATCGTGAGAAAACCCAAATTGCCTACTTCATGGAAAACTTGGCTAACGTTCTGGGCTGTGATGAGCGTAGCGACTTCGCTAACAGTGATTTGTACTTTGCTGCGGCTGATAAGGAATTGAAAGACGCGGATTTACACATTGCGACGGATAAGACGTTCAAAGAGTGTTACGACAATCTGATTTCTAACATCGGTATCGATATGTTGGACGTGCTTTGTCATGGCGAGGTGGAATCGTTTCTTGAGGTACTTCAAAACGAAATCAGCTATGAGGGTAATCATTGGGAAATCCAACGTAAAGGCGGCGGATTTTCTGGTTATCGTCATTCAGCTAAGTTGCTTTGCAATGGTACTCAAGCTGGTTTAGTTGCTTGGGGTGCGGCTAACTTTGGCTTTTATGTATCGTTTTCTGGTAAGGGTTGCGAGGCCGTTGATATGGCTAAGCTTCAATACTCTCTTAAACAGATGCCTCACACTAAATTAACTCGTGTGGATATTGCTCTTGATGATATGCAAGGCAATGTGACGATTGATGAGATTAAAGAACGTTACTGTAACGGTGAGTTCATTACACGCGGCACACCTCCATCTTGGGGTGAGTTTTGGGGTGGTCGCGGTATGAGTAAAGAAGACCGTAAAAAATGCGGTTTGGTTCCTGATGCTGGTCATACGTTCTATGTAGGTGCTCGTGAGAACGGGAAGATATTCCGCGCTTACCATAAGGGTGCACAACTTAAGTGTAAGGACTTCCCAAACTGGAATCGTTTCGAGGTTCAGATTGGTAACCGTTACCGTGTTATTCCTTTGGATGTTCTCACTAACAGTGACCAATATTTTTCGGGTGCATACCCTGCTCTATCTACTTTAATTCCTAGCGTTGTTCCTGTGGCTATTCCGACGGTGAAAGTTCAGTTCCAAACAACGTTAGAAAACGCAATCAAACATGCAAAAACTCAGTACGGCAAGTTGATTAACTTAATGTCTCAGCTTTATGCCGATGAAAAAAATTCGCATGAAAAAATTATCAAGCGTCTCACTGACGGCTTGGATATTACGGATATCCCCGACCGGATTAACTTTCCAGTCGGTCGGGCTTTAAACGCAATCAATCTGGAGTAAATGAAATGAGTAACACGATTACTGTTGTCGTAGCTGGCTGTGAGCATTCTGTTGGGTTGTCCAAAAAGGACGACACACCATATAACTTTGCTCAACTTAATATTTTGACACCAAATCAGGGTTGGAAGTCAGCAAAGGGTCAATGTAAAGCCTACGGTTTGGCTCAACGTCAAATGCCTATGTCGGCTAACCCTGCTTTGCTAGCTGAGTTCGACAAAATTCAAAATCAGTTCCCTGTTAAGTGTGTTCTGACTCTCGAACCTGACCCTGAGAACCCTCAGCGCAACCTAGTTACTGATTTCAAAATTGCGGAGTTAGAAGACGAATTATGACTCTCTCAGTCTGTGCGGAAATCCTCACTGATGGAACGATTAAAGCTTTCCCCTACGAGCCGTTAGCCAATTGCACGTTCGTAGTGGTGAGCAATGACGACTATCAGTTGATGGCGACTCGCGCAAACTTGGAGTTTGATATTGATGCAGCATTTTACGCTGAGATAACAGGTTATTTGCTGCTCTCTTTTGTGTCCGGTCACGTGCTTGGACGAATTGTTAAAGGGCTTGGTAAAGCCTAATCCTGTAAAACCTTTTGGAGATATTCCTATGAAAAAACTTAACGTTAAAAAAATCGGTGCCAAGGCTGCTTTTGTAACTGGTGCTTTGGTTGCTTCTGCTTCTTCTTTCGCTGCTGACCACTCTGAGGCTATCAAGGCGGCTACAAGCGAAGGTCAAGCAAACTACACGCTAGTTGTGGTTGGCCTGATTGGTCTAGCGGCTATCGGTTTTGGTCTTCGTATGATGGTTGGCGCGATGCGTTCGTAATCACTATGCAAGAGACGTTAACCGCCATACTCACCCTACTTTTCGCTCTCTCGATGTTCGGTGGATTCGTTGGGGGTTTTAAGTCTGGTATTAACGCCTCCTAGTGGGGCGTTATTTTTTTATAAGGAATACAAATGAGTATTAAACAAAGCATTGCGTCACTGGTTATTTTGCTGAGTGTTTCGTTTAGTGCTAATGCTCTCGTTAAGTATAGTTGGAAGGGGCAAATTAAATATGCTGATTCTCCTGAGGGAATTATCACTCAAGTAGTTGGTTATTGTGGCTATATTCCATCTATGCGACAGTCTCAGAAAATGGTTAGTGGTCAACCTTATGGTAGTGGCAGTGTTTTGATAAACACTGAATATTTTGATGGTTCCGGATGTGCTGGTTCAGTTCGTAAAACTAGCTCTTTTACTCTTAGTTACACTACGGTTGCCTCATGTCCTGATGGTCAAGTGTTCAACCCTGATACGGGAACATGTGATGAACCACCTCCTCCCTCTTTCTGTAGTCGTTCTGACACTATAAATCAAATGAATCAATTCAAAGATGCTTGTTTTGATAAGGGTAATGGTTGGTCTCCTGAGGTTTCTTGTAGTGATGAAACAGAATCTTTGAGTATGACTTGCAATCCTCCTCCTCCTGAGTCTTGTGAGCCAGGTTCCCCTTCATTTCCAGCATGTTTGGATGAGGAAAACAAATGTGATGAAACACATCCTGATTGGAACCCTGAATACGGGATGTGTTGTACGCCAGATAACAATTGGTGTGATGTTCCACCCCCTGAATCTTGCACTATCTTCTCTCCAAATTGGCCTGCATGTTCTGGTGATACAGATATTGACCCTCCATCGGGTGGTGATTTAGGCGACCCTGACAAGCCAGACGGTGGTGGTTCTGGTGGTACTGACCCTGATAAACCTGAGCCGGATGTTGATAATACTAGTGACACTCTAGCGGCTATTAAGGCGATGAATAAGGATGTGAACTCTCAATTAACTGGCATCAATAACGACATGAACAAAAACCAAGCTGAAACTAAATCGGCTCTTGATGCTCTCAAGGCTTCTGTTGATTTGAATACCGATACGGTTGTTGATAATGCCAATCACGTTGCGAATGCAATACAAGGACAATCGGACATGTTGTCTGATATTGGTAATAAAACGAATGGGCTGCTTACTTCTGCGAACAATCTTTTAAACAATGGTTTTGGTCAACTATCTAACGAACTTGGTGATTTGCAGTCGACCAATCAAAAAGGCTTTGGTGATGTTGTCGATGCACTTAATGAGCTTGGTAATACCGATGTAACTCAAGGTCAAGGTGAGGCTCCCGTTCTTCTCTATGATGGTGCTCAGTACGCTAATTTGCTTTCTGAGGTCGAAGCATTAAAGGGCGAGTACAAACAGATTCTTAATGACTTCAAGTCTTACTTTAACTTTAACGATGGCGTGAATAGTGGTGATTTTAATCCTCACAATCTGGGGCTTAACTGGCATGGCAACGCCATCAATCAAAAAAACCAAGTCATGCTAGCGTTACAGGATAACGCCGGAATCATATCCGCCGTGGTCTTGTTTATTTTTGGCATGTTGGGCATACGCGCACTTGTGGGGGCTTTGTAATGACAGACTTCTTTCAGTTAATGGCTAACTTTGGTGACACCATTTACAACTACCTGACCAATATGGGTAACTTTTTTGACCAGATAATGGTGTGGCTCCAAACGTGGTGGATAAAGATGAAATTAATGATTGCTATTGATTTTCTTAAGATTTCTTATCTCGTTGCCACTTCACTACTGGATGAAATTGGCTTTAGCGCACTCTTTAGTCAGCTCTTTAACCTCCTACCTTCTGAACTTAGATATTGGGGGGTGTTATTCAAGGTTCCTGAGGGTATGGCCATTTATGTTAACTGTGCTACCACTGCACTTGTAATGCGTATGTCGAGGTAATTCATGGCTATTAGTATTCGTACTGGCGGTAATGGTTCTTACAAATCAGCGTATACGGCTTGGTTTGTTATTCTTCCTGCTCTTAAGGCTGGTCGCGTTGTGGTGACTAACTTTGAGGGCATGCAGCCATTAGAAGAAATTGAGGAGCGATTGAACATCAAGTTTCCATCGTCTGCTAAGTTGATTCGTATCTTCTCTCGTTCTGAGATTGGCATTGAACTCTGGCAGCATTTCTTTTGTTGGTGTCCTCTCAATGCGCTTATTGTTATTGATGAGTGTCAGGATATTTTCTCCAAGAATATTGGTTTTGATGGTCGCAAAATCAAATATCGCCCTCTTGAGGAGTTTCTTCCCCATCTACCTAAGGGTTATAAGGAGTTCTTTGATTCTCGCCATGTTCCGGTTGATTTAAGTACCCTCCAATCTTGCGAGATTGACGATTTAGGTGTTGCTGAGTATGACGCCAACGGTCGCATAATCTACCCGTTAACTTATAACGAGGGCTTTATGCGTCATAGAAAATACAATTGGGATATCGAGTTGCTCTCGCCTGACTGGCAGCAAATAGATAGTTCAATTAAGGCGTGTGCGGAGCAAGCATTTTTCCATAAAAACAGGGATGGTTTCTTTTTTGCTAAGCGTAAACCTTGGATATACAAACACCCTACCAACGTGGCTAAGCCTGTTATTCCACAAAAGAAAGATGCCAACCTGTTTCCTCAAAAAATTCCTATTGAGGCTCATCTTCTCTACAAATCGACGGGTACGGGTGCCGCTACCAAATCAGGGGGCTTGAATACACTGTTTCGCTCCCCGAAATTCTTTCTCGCTTTGTTCTTAATGATTGCTTGTCCGGTGTACTTTATTTATGGCGTTATGGATTTATTTACTCAAGATGAAAGTCAGGTTTCAACAAATGAACCTGCGACGGGTGTTAATAGCCAAACTGTGGAATCTGTTCCGGCTGGACGGTCTACGCCGTCTACTCAAGGCGGTTCTGTTTTATCTGGCGGTGGGGATTCTAATCCGAATATTCAGCAAGCTAGCTCTCCTTTTGTTCCTGTAACTCAAGTTCTTTACTTTGAGGGTTTGCAAAATGCTTACTTATCGGGATTTCATAAGCGCACCAACATCAAGGAAAAGAATGGTCTTAACCTGAGAACGGCGCACTTTGATGTGATCATTAACGCTTATACCAATGATGGTTTGTATTCTCTAAACAAGCGCTATCTTGATGCGGTTGATGTTCAATTTGAGTTACTTGATGAATGTTTGATGGTTCTAAAGCAAGGTGAGCTTAAGAGTCTTATTACGTGCGAGCCATCCAATCCTATTGAGCCTCGGGAACGTGAGGCGGTTGAGACGGATGTCGCTAGCATTGGTTCAATGCGTAGCAAAGCTATGAGTGAAAATTCGTTTTTGATGTGAGGTTTTGATGTATGACTTTTATAGACAAGTTGCAAGGGATAAGCGCTGGATTCTTCGTAGTGGCTATGACTTCTCTGATTGGTATTACTGGGTTCATCAGTTGGTCTACAGTGAATCTAAAGGGCGCTGAGTTGCTGTTTTGGGTTTCCGCTTCTCTGGAGTTTTTAGACTTGCTTTGGATATTCTCTTTGGGGATTTTTCTCGGTTGGTATTTGTCTCCTCGAAATCAGCCCCGCAGGGATAAGGAGTTGCGGAGCGACGACGGGGCACCAAGCCGCCCACTAAACTAAAGATAGCTTCCCCACTTTAATCGGCGCGGTTAGAAACCCGAATTCACTTGGTTTCTGCCGCCCTCCTTTCCTGCTAAGCCATTCTAAACGACTAGGGCACTCCTAATCGTCGTTTCTCTCACACCTATCTCATAGTGCGCTAAATCAATCGAGAGTCGAGATTGATTCTCTTGTAGTGGCTAAGGACAAATGACGACGACGAAAACTGAGGAGGAGGATTGCGGACGTGCCGCGTCATCCCCGTATAGTAATACGGGGTGAAAGTCTCCCCCCCGTATCTTCAATTTTTTAACCCTCGCTTTTATGGTACTAACGACTCTCTCCGAATTTTACTTAGTGCTCGGACGTATTTCATTATCCTAGTTGTGATCATCATGTCCGGTTCTGCGCCTATCTCTAGGAGTGCTATTCCGGTTAGTATTTCTTGTGGTGTTACGAGTTGCCCCGTCGGCAGTTCTAGTGTGTCTTTGTGCATCTTGAAGTGCTCCCAAGCTTCGGAGGTGGCTAGTTCCCTCCCCTTGGTCATTCTCATCAGGCGTTTGCATTCGGGCGGTATGGGTTTTCCATCATCCCAATTTTTGACCGCCCTCACACTTTTAAAACATAGTTTTGCTGTTTCTTCTACACTTAAACCGCATTCAAATTCACGAAAAACGTAATTCTTGCTCATTTTTCGAAAGTTCGTCATATATACCCTGATAATCAAAAGGGTGTATATGTAATTGATATGAAACATTATTCAACATAACGTCGCATAATACGAACTTAAGGGTTAGAAGATTAGCATTGGTGAAGTCAGCTTAGTTACGCCGTATTTGGCCTTTGCGGCCTTACAGGCTTCATCGGCTGTTTTGTAAGTTCATAGCTCAACCTCCATTTGAGTCAGCTTCATGCCGTATTTTTTAAGCTCCAGTTTTCCGTAGCTATTGATTACGAAGCTTGATCTATCAACTGTGTAAGTTCCTGCTCGATACATACTTTCATCTTTCTCTAATGATAACTTCATTTCTACTGGGAACTTACCACCAAGGTACGCATAAGCGATTTGTTCGTAGATAGTTCTTGAAGCTTTGTCGTCTTTGCCTGGTATTCTGACAATTTATTCGATCATCGTTTTGAGTACGTCGACCACAGATTCACAATGCCTGAGGATTTCATTCCGTCGGCTGTGAAATCGGCAATGAGTGCGTCAATCTACTCACGAGACCTGTCAGATTTTAAAGCCGTTTCTGGTGCGATGAGTACGTATGAAAAAACCGTCACGGACGCTGCAAATAACCTGCTTGAAAAGAATTTAACAACAGAGTCTGAGGGGTACATCAGTGCGATTTCCAATTCGTTTTTGAGCGTACTGCCTGAGCCTAGCCAATGCATGAACTTATCTATCCCAACGATAAACGGGAATCAGGTTTCGATTGATTGCCAGTTCTCGGAAAAGCTCAAGATGATCCTTTCGATTCTGAGCTTGTTGAAATCCTGCTGACTGAGGTCAAGCCTGTACCAAGTAACAAGCCAGGTTCGGGGAGATATTACTAATGATTCAGTTACTACCTATTGTGAGTACTATTGGGACGGCGTTGCGCCTCCCTGCTCTCGTGGCGTTTATCTCACAAATCGCCACGACTTTATTTGGTTGGTTCTTTATTGCGAAAGCGCGAAACGTCACGATCAACCTAGTTATTTTAACGCTGTTAATTGGTTTAACGGTCACGCTTACGCTGGCGATTTACACTCTTGCGACAGGCTTGGGGAGGTACAAATTATCAGAACTGGATTGGCACGTTAGGAAGAATTAGGCATAGTGAGAATGTATTTAAGTCCACACTGCTGAAAATGAAAAAGCAAATACAAGACGGTTCTCATCCTGAGAAAATTCTTGAGAAGAAAGATGCTAACTGGAAACCTACTGTATGACTGTATACAAATTAAAAAATAAACCTCGAGAATTTAAGGTCTTAGAGCATGACCCTTATAAGCGAGCTCTCGATTCAGATGACCTTAAGTTGTTAAGACGACTTCGAAGAGGCCCTGTTGATTCAACAAGCTTGAGAGATGTTTGGGTAAATGAGTATGCAACATTTACTCAACACTTTAAATCTGCTGAAGCAATCCCAGACATATCTCAATGGAGAACATTTCTTGTCTTGAGAGAAAATGCATATCAGGTAGTACGAGATGTAATTGATTCTGACGGTGAGTTCTTACCGATTACAATCGATGATGAAATTTTTACCGTGTTCAACGTGATGTCCTTTGGAGAAGAAGACAAGCAGAAAATCAAATTTGAAGACATTGGCGGAGAACAAGGATTATTAGAGAAACTGGCATTTATAGAAAGCGATCTTTCAAATAAATATGTCTTTAAATCAAAAGATGAAGGTTGTATGTCAATTTATTGTGATGACAAACTCATATCGTTATGTGAAGAGCACAATCTAAAGGGACTTTCGTTCGATACAAATCTACTCGATGTATTTGAAGATTGATTCAGCAGAATTATTAGTTAGACATTTACACGCAAAAGGCTCCTTTGGAGCCTTTTACTACATCATCTTTCTTAGCGATCTAGCATATTTCAGCACTTTCCCTGCTGCTTCTAAATCAGTTAATGCTCCAATTTCTAACAAAGCAATTCCTGTCAAAATCTGCTGAGCCGTTACCAGCTGCCCTGTTGGAAGTTCTAATCTATCGTAATGCATTTTAAAATGTTCCCATTGCTCTGATGAGCTCAATTCCCTTCCCTTTGTCATTCTCATGAGCCGTTTACACTCAGGAGGAATGATTTTCCCCTTATCCCATTCTTTGACTGTTCTCACAGTTTTTAAATAAAGTTCAGCAGCTTGTTCGACGGATAAACCACATTCAAATTCACGAAAAATATAGTTTTTAGTCATTTCGTGATACTTCATTGAATAGTCCCTCAAAAGAGGGATGTTTTATAAGATTGGCATATGCAATCAAACCCATCATAAGCAGATATAATGCGCACTGATGTAGTGGTTCTAATGGGCTTGTAAACACTACAGCAAATCCGTCGCAAACCATTAAAAATCCAGAGATTCCAAGCCAATAAACTTTTTTAAATTCCTTTCCATACTGCTTTTATCTGCTATCTACGGATTATAGAAAACCAATTGATTTGCGATAACTCAGTCTTGCTTACTGTAAACTGAAGGTTCACGAACCAGTTGTTATATGTATGCGGATATATTTTTCAGGATATTTGTAACGATATCGCTTACCGGTTTTTAAGTTTGAACGAGCAAAACGGCAAACTTTTGTATCTCCGCTTCCAGTAACTCGTTTTACTATTGCTACTTTTCCTTTATGTTCCATTTCAATCATTAAATCGCAATAACCATCATATTGGTCGAACTGCTTATCGACTTTCTTTTGTAGCGTCGATTTAATTTTCTTAGCCACTGGATTTGTTTCTGAATCATCGGCCAATGTTGACGCTGTGGGTAACAATAATAAAAATAAAGTGACAACGTATCGCATTCGTAAATCCATTTTTGATAAATGGACTGATTGTAATTTTTTATGCGTCAAATGCTAAAACGGGACACAATTTTGCGTCCCGTTTAACGTAGATAAGTAATTGATATGTCGGCTAAGCTTGTTTCTTGCCTTTATTAGCTTTGAAACCTTGATGAGGAAAAACATTTCGAATTCGTTGTTGAACTTTCTTTGGTACGTCTTTAGAAAAGACCAACCTCATTCCGGAGCGTTGGTTGTACACTTTGAGTTCACCAGTAAATGGGTCATGTTCGCCAATATCTTGTAAGTTATGTTTAAAAGATGGAGGTATATGCCCTTTTACCTTGCTCAAGTGGCCATCATCAAAACTCACTTTTAACACGGGTCTATCCACGGCGATCAACCAGAATATGACGATTGCAGCAATTAATATCACATATAGCAT